CACCCGTGGTGTTGTGAAGGTTGGTACCAACACCGGGCTGGCTTAAATCTAGGGGTTCCTCTGGCGTCTGTTAAGAACAGACCTGACAGTGTTAAAACATGCCCCTTCCGGTAAGAGGAGGAAGGATTAGCTACAATCTGTCATCGAGAGCTAGGCGCCGTTACAGCGACAAGCGGCCGATCGGAAACTAACTTCGTCGTTAGTCGTGGATCTGTGACCACGTGCATCAAGAAGGCTAGCACCCTAACCTTAGATTAAAACGATCGGGCCTGTAACAGTTCTCGGTAAAACTCTTATTAGCTTATTTTAAATGAAAACAAAGCTAATAAAAATCTTTTCTTCACAGAATTCCCCTGAGGGCTAAACACCCTCAAATGGCTATTCCATGAGTATCGTGATCAGGCTGGCTACGCAAGAATCTCTGTTCGTTATACGGATGTTATTCCATATCTTAAGTGATTGGAACACACCAATAAAACGAAAGGACTCGCAACAGCAGTCGCATATAATAAATCAGTGCGACTACATGTAACGAGGTATCTGTGCGGTAGCCCGATATTCAACTCAGCCTTAAGATTGGGTATCTCGAGGTGCGGACTTCCTAAGAAGTTAGGACCTCTAGTTCCAGTCTTAAGGAGACAGCAACCACAGGATCTTAAGTTGATCCTTACAGTTCTAAATCTAACTAGGTTAGATTTAGGTGATGGAACTCTAAACACAGAGTCTATAGAGTCTCCACCAACATACAAACCCGATAAAGTTAAGGTAATATCGGAGCGTATGGTAAGGAAGTTACAACAACTTGAACTATCTAATAAGATAGTTAAAGTTAGATCCTCGGATGTGACTTGGGTCGAACCTCACTTGACCACGAAGAAAGGTCCCACGGGTCATGCACTTAGAAGTGCAACCCATGAACTCGCTATGCTTCCTAAGTCCCTTATGGATGATATTAAGTTGATGGGAGGTGATAAGATCACCTCATATATCAACGATATATCTGAATTGGCGCACTACTTTAATAAAGTGCACCAAATCAAGAATAATAACACTTTTAGAAGAATAAGTGTTATTAAAGATAAGGAACTTAAGAACAGACCTATAGCGATACTTGATTACTGGTCTCAGACAGTTCTTAAGCCTCTACATGATAATCTTATGATCATGTTGAAGAAGCTACGAACTGACTTGACTTATAACCAAGATCGTTGTAAGTCTATAGCCAAGTTTATGGCACGTGGAACATACCGGGAAAGTACTAGCCCGACGTACTACTCGTTTGACTTAACGAGTGCAACTGATCGATTCCCATTGATCGTTCAGCAGTACGTTCTAACCCATATTCTTGGGGAAGAAAAGGCTGGTGCCTGGGGGCGAATTATGACAGGATGAGCATTCTCGACACCGGATGGCCGGAATATTAAGTATTCAACCGGACAACCGATGGGAGCTTACTCATCTTGAGCAACATTCGCCCTTTGCCATCATCTTGTGATCCAGGTAGCCTACGATATGGCTTACCCAGTAAGGGGTAAAACTATGTTCGTAGGATATCGGGTTCTTGGTGATGACGTGGTCATATTCGATGACTTTGTTGCAGCCAAATACAGAGAGATAATGTCTGACCTTGGTGTAGAAATCTCTAACGACAAAACGCATATCAGTAAGAAAGCGTTTGAAATCGCCAAGAGATGATTCTTCCAAGGTGACGAAATCTCTCCGTTCCCTCTTAACTCGTTACTTGAAGATAGATTTAATCCCTACGTGGTAGGTTTCAATCTCTATCAAGCAATTGAGAAGGGGTGGCTAACAAAGTCGAACCAAAGTTTCCCGGGTAGCATGTCTATAGCTAAGCTTACCTCCACTCTCGGTTACAACTCTCAATCAAGGAAGAGAGCCTGTAACAAGACAGTGGACGCGTTCCTGTGAATAGCAGCCACAACCAAGGATCCCGTTTGAGGTAGTGAACGTTCAATGCAAGAATTTGCAAGACGGCACGGCTCCGGACAATCTATGGCCTCTGGATCAAAAATACTTAAAACGTATATTGAGCCAGTATGGACTGCTAAGGCACAGGACCTGGGTAAACTAGCTAAAATCAGTCTTAAGACAACAATGGATACCTTCAAAGAAAGATCCGTTCTTGCCGAAAGATTGAAGAGTTGCGGACTACCAACCCGTTCCTTTTCGCTTATTGGAAGTCTTCCTCACTTCTTGGCAACCCACTCTCAACATAAAAGAATTGTTGAGGAGTGTAAAAAGTTGACCAAGTATAAAGAAGGAGTAACTATCCATGACGTTCTAGAACTCGGATTAGGGCTTCACGTTCTCGATCCTGTTAAAATCTTAACAACAAGACGAGAACGTTTAGTCCAATGCCAAAAGACTAAACTTCTAGCCTCTGTCATCATATTCGTGGATTGTCTGTAAATTTTTGTCCAACAAACGACTCTAGGGAAACCGTCACCTAATCGTGACGACTAGTCCATAGAGTACGGAAC